ACAAGGCCATCTTTGGTGCTGGCAGTGATTTGCAGATTTATCACTCAGGTTCAGCGTCAATCATTAAAGAGGTCGGTCAGGGCTCTTTGTTTTTAGCAGGTTCATCTGACGTATACATTACAGATGATGCTATTGCTCAAACAATGGCACGATTTACAGTTGATGGCGCAGCAAGCCTATCGTACTCTGGCTCAACAAAACTTTTTACCACCAGCACAGGCGTAGACATCACAGGCACAGTGACGGCTGATGGGCTGACTGTGGATGGGCTGGTGAAGTCTGACACTGCAAGTAACGGCTTTAGGGTGCTAAAAGGCTCTAGTACTTACTATGGCGAGTTGTCTGTTGATTATGTCAGTAACGATGTTCTAACGTATGTTGATAGCATTGCGGGTGCTTCATACAACGGAAACCTCAAAATCAGAACCGCTAATAATGGCGGGGCTGTTCAAGACCGTATAAGAGTTAATTCTTCTGGGGTCAGCTTCTACGACTCGGCAGGCAGTAGTCAATCTTTGTTCTGGGATGCGAGTGCGGAGAGCTTGGGCATTGGGACGACTACCGCCCCATCATCAAGTGATGTAAAGCAGGTTATGTCTTCCTCTAATGGCGCATTTACACAGTATAGCTATAATGGAGGTGCTGGTGGTGTAGTTGGTAGCGCAGATGTCGGCTATTTGGATTTCTTTACCTATACTGGCAATATTGGTTCTGAGACTTATAGCCGCCGCATGACCATCGACTCATCGGGCAACGTAGGCATTGGGACGAGTTCGCCTAGTTCTAAGTTATCAATTACAGAAAGCACAGTTGGAGACTTAATAACCGTTACTGGTGCTAATGGTACAGACTTACGGATAGGTAATCATGCGTCTGCTAACGGTGGAATTTACATTAACAGCCAAGCAGCAAGTGACGACTTGAGGTTCCGCACTCAAGGCTCTGACCGCATGACTATCACCTCATCGGGCAACGTAGGCATTGGGACGAGTTCGCCAATTCAGGCTTTGCATGTAGAAAGTTCATCTGTTGGTGTAACAAGAGCCGCCATAATAAACACAGGCAATGCAGCGGCGGGTGCTGGTGTTCAATTTGTCACTAAAAACGGTGCAACTCAGGTAAGCAACGCAACTCTGCGCACAGACAATGCTGGCAATTTTAGCATATTTACTGGCACGACTGGCGAAGCAGAACGTATGCGCATCGACTCATCGGGCAACCTGCTTGTGGGGAAAACTTCATCAGACTTGACAACTGATGGCTTTGAGGTTCGTCCTACAGGCTTTGTTGGCGTAAGAACCAATGGAGACCCTTTGTACCTTAACCGCAAATCATCAGACGGAGCTATTGCAACCTTTGCCAAAGACGGCTCCACGGTGGGGAGTATTGGGACTATTACTGCTGACCCTTACTTTTCTAAAAGTGGCGGTGCAGGTGTTCGTTTAATATCTAATGCCCTTTTGCCAACTACCGATACTGGCGCAAATAATGATGCTACTGTTGACCTAGGATATGCATCGGGTGGGACCAATGTTCGCTTCAAAGACCTCTACCTCTCTGGCGGTGTCTACCTTGGCGGCACTGGGTCGGCTAATAAGTTGGACGATTATGAGGAGGGGACTTGGACGCCTAGTGTTAGTAGTGGGTCTGTTTCATCTTCAAACTGTAACTACACAAAGATTGGAAACCGTGTTTTTCTAACTGGGGCGTTATACTCTTTTACCGACGTTTCAACCACAACTATCATTGAAATAAGCGGGCTTCCATTTGTGGCCAACGCATCATCTACTGGTTACAACGATATTGGGTCTATTATGGGTCGATACTTTTCGCATCAAGGAAATGGTATTTCTGTTTTTACTGTCGATAATGCAGCGAAAATTCAGTTCATGAATAATGGTGCAGCAGCGCAGGATTGGGAGGAAATCCGCCACAGCGATTTGACGTACTCAACCAGTACAACAGTCATGCGTTTTAGCATTGTTTACCGAACAAACGCATAACCCACTGCATAGCTTTGGGTCGGACAGTCCACATAGCCATAAAGGAGATAAACAATGGCCTTAACGGAAAGCACAATCGAAGATAAGATCGAAGTCGTAGGCGAGTTTAAGCACGTTCAAGTGCGTACAGCCCGTGTAATCTACGACAACGGCACAGAGATCAGCCGATCATTTAGCCGCCATGTCATTGCGCCAGATATAAGTGCAGCAGACTTGGCAAATGAAAGCACTGAGGTGCAGGCAATCTGCAATGCGGTTCACACCTCTGCAATCAAGACAGCATACGCAGCGCACCTTGCTGCACAGAACACATAAGGAGAGGCACAATGGCTGCTACATTTACATGGACTATCGCAAACCTTGAGCGCAACACATCGGATGATGGTGTGACTATTGCTCACTGGCGCTGCGATGCAACTGAGACAGTAGGTTCTGGCGATAGTGCCGTGACCCATACTGCATCCTCATATGGCACAACAAGCCATACGCCTGACGCATCTGACCCATCATTCATTGCATACGCTTCAATCACTGAGGCAGATGTATTGGGCTGGGTGCATGCTCAGGTCACACAGGCTGACACCGAGGCTGCATTGCAAGCCAAGATCGACGAAGCCAAAACCCCAACTACGGCATCTGGAAAGCCGTGGTAACAACCTGAAAGGAGATCAACATGACTGAAGAAAAAAAGGTCATCACGATTGACGACGTGGAATACACAGAAGACCAACTGAGCGATGCAGCGAAAGCCTGCATAAATCACATCAACAGCTTGGATCAAAAGATTGCCTCTGCGCAGTTCAACCTGACACAGCTACAAGTGGGCCGTGAGGCATTCATGGCGCGACTAAAGGGTGAGCTTGATGAAGCTGCCGATTGATAAGCAGGCACACTTTCTAGCAGGGGCAGCCACGGCTGCCTCTGTGACGTTATATACGACCCCTCTGTGGGGCTTTCTGGCCTGTTGCGTAGTAGCAGTAGGAAAAGAGATTTGGGACGCCACAGGGCGCGGAACACCAGACAAGTGGGACGCCATTGTTACTATACTGGGCAGCGTTGTTATTTTGCCATATCTTGTGCTATAGTCCGATCAACTCGTCAATCTGAGAGGCGGCAATGGCCCTAATTGATTTAAACATTCCAGCAGGTGTCTATCGCAACGGCACAGATCTTCAGGCTCAAGGCAGATGGCGTGACGCCAATCTTGTTCGGTGGCATGATGGTGTTATGCGTCCGATTGGCGGATGGCGCACTCGATCAGATGATGCAGGCAATGCCAAGCTGCGCGGAATGCTCACATGGTCTGACAACAGCGCAGACCGCTGGGTCGCCTCTGGCACATATAATCAGCTCTATGTTTGGGACAGCGCAGGCAACCAGTTTGCAATCACACCAGCCGGGCTGACAGCAGGCCGTGAGGATGCTCTTGCCTTCACAGGATATGGCGGCAACTTCTATGGCAGCTTTGCATATGGCGTTGCACGTCCTGACACATCACGCATTCAGCCTGCTACGTCTTGGGATTTGGAGCCTTGGGGTGAGTTCCTGCTGGCTTGTAATGAAGACGATGGCAAGATCTACCAATGGGAGCTGAACACAGGCACGGTTGCCGCAGTCTTGAGCAATGCACCAACAAGCAATGCAGGCATTGTCGTCACCGAAGAGCGGTTTTTGTTTGCACTGGGTGCAGGCGGCAATCCTCGCAAGGTGCAATGGTCAGATCGCGAAGACAACAACACTTGGACGCCAGCCGCGACAAACGAAGCTGGTGATCTTGAGATTAGCACGTCAGGCGGATTGATGAAGGGTGTCAGCGTAAAGGGTCAGACCTTGCTGCTCACTACTCGTGACGCCCACGTTGCAAACTACATCGGGCCACCATATGTGTACGGCATTGAGCGCGTCGGCACATCATGTGGCTTGGCTGCCAAAGAAGCCTGCGTTGTCGTTGACCAAGGCGCATTCTGGATGGGCGTCAATTCTTTCTACACATATACAGGCGGATCGGTCCAAGAAGTTCCATGCGACGTTTCAGACTATGTGTTCAACGATCTTAACAAAGCCCAAGTCAGCAAGGCGTTTGGTGTATCCAACTCAATGTTTGGGGAGATCTGGTGGTTCTACCCAAGCGGCGGATCGACAGAAAATGATCGCTACGTTGTCCTAAACTACGTCGAAGGCACTTGGTATATTGGCGAATTGGACCGTACAGCAGGATCGGATCGCGGCGCATTCCGTCAGCCTATCTGGGCAAAAGCCTCTGACAAGAAGATCTATGAGCATGAGATCGGCCTAGAGTACGACGATCTAACACCATTTGCTGAAAGTGGGCCTTTCCGCATTGCGACGGGCGACACAGTGATGTCTGCTGTTGAAATGCTGCCTGATGAGAAAACTCAGGGCGATGTCAACGCAACTTTCAAGACACGGTTCTATCCAAACGGAACAGAGCGTGAGTATGGGCCTTTCAACATGAGCAACCCGACAAGCCTCCGCTTTACTGGTCGCCAGATCAGATTGCGTGTTGAGGGGCAGCGCTACACAGATTGGCGCGTCGGCATCAATAGGCTTGATGTAATTGAGGGTGGTCGTAGATGACGCAGCAGTATCGCGCACCAGAGCCACGAGGCGACGATTGGAAGGCGTGGGCGCGCCGCATGATGCAGTATCTCGGCCAAACGCGCATTCCTCTTGTTCAGCAGACTGGCGGCGAGCCTGCTGCGGATGATGGGCTGCTCATGTGGGATCGGGAAAATAAGTATCCTGTTGTCAGCAAAGATGGCGAATGGGTGCAGGTCGTGCTT